ATGGTTGAAGCTGTAAGGGGAGGACATGACCGGATTGCCTGGACGCCAGGGCAAGTTCAGAAAGACCGCTACGATTTGAGTAAGAAAGTCGGTGAAATTAATTACGAGCCATCAACGAAGAAACTGACAGTCTATGGCAAGGACGAGTATTCTCCTATGATGAATGAGACTGTCGAGCCAGGAGACTTAGCTAAACATATTGGCAAGGAGCCAGCGGAAAGGCTTTTAGCGTCGAGGCAGAAAAAGTATACTCAAGACACTGCCGATGGAATAGTCGAGAAAAAACACCATACAATAAAAGGCAAAGACCTGGAACTAGGTGGCGAGTGGGCAGAAGCAGCATACGATAAAATGCGCGTCAACGAAGCCAATAAATTCGGCAAGAAGTACGGCGCGAAGGTTGAGGTTAAGCCAATGTGGACAGCCGAAGCCTACGACAAAAAGGCTCTTGATGAGTTTACGGCAGGCGGTGGCGATATGCGGGCTGCCGAGGCAGAGGGTATTAGAACAGGGGAAGCACAAGAAGTATGGTCAATGAAGATCACACCTGAAATGAAGAAGGCACTCGCGGGCGGTGTTGCTCTGTCTGGTTTAGGTTTAATAGATATGCCAGGAATGTCGGGCGACTCACGCGATGGAGACTTCTAAATGGGGTTTTGGGAGCAAATGCTAGGCATGGAGACAGCGCCTCCTCCTCCTCAATACAGCCGAAGTCTGGCTGGTCTGGGTCCGAGAGGCAGTGCTACGGCTGCGCCTGTTGTCGATCCTACTGCCATGCAAGCATTGATCGACAGCCCTATTGGGTCGCTGTTGAAGATTGCCCAAGCCGACGTGCCTGGGAAGCTGGAAAGCGGTCTGAAGGCTGTAGGTAATAGCTACAAGAAAGCCATCGACACAGGCATGTCTCTCGCGCCGACAGTAATGAGCGGCACGGCACAGCCCGAGGCAGTTGAACGACACAACAGAGCAAACTTAGAGCTTGTTGCCGACATGGCTGCAACGGGATTTGGCTCTACAGTCCCTCCTGGCGCACTACGGATGCTTGGCGGCAGGTCTGCCAAGACATTCAGGAGCGATGTCCATGAAGCTGCAAAGAAGATGGAAGCAAACGGCGCAACCCGTGATGAGATTTGGGCGGCGACCAGGAAGATGGGGCAACCTCAATATAAAGATTTAGACGGGCAATGGAAGTTTGAGATTGATGATAGTGGGGCAACGGTCGGCCCTGACGTGGCGAAGATGCGTCACAGCGGGTTTGATAATATGCGCCCATTGCCGGGGATGCTTGACCATCCTGAACTGTACAAAGCCTATCCAGATATGCGTGACGTTGAAGTCTACAAGGGTGCTTGGGAAGGGCCTAGTGGGTCAATGCAGGGCACTCACATGATGAACATCAGCCCTGACAATTTGACGCAGGGCATGGACGCAAGAGCTAAGAGTGTGATGCTGCATGAAGGCGATCACGGTATCCAAGCCAGAGAGGGGCATGGAATGGGCGGCAATACAGATGGCCCATATCAATCAGGCGAATTAGATGCAATAATCTCCGAAATCTACAACAAGATAAAAGACCATCCTGGCAATAAAGGAGAGAGTAAGGCTGCATTAGTTAAACACGCTAAGAAACTAGCTAATTCAGAAGAATGGCGCGACAAACAATACCGCCGCCTCTTAGGCGAAGCTAACGCCCGAAATACCCAAACCCGCATGGATTACGATGCACAAAAACGTGGGGAAGTGCCGCCTTGGGAGACGCTAGATGTTCCCGAAGATGAATTGATTGTGAGGGTGGGTGGTGGTGGTAAGAGTATGAGCGAAAGCCGTGCCAAGGTAGGCGGCGAACTTGGCGTAAATGGATTTAACTATAAGGGGGGTCAATTCCTTCCTTCTACAGAAGCGCCGCCAGGAACGTGGCGCGTAAAAAAGGGTAAAAGGTCAACAACAATTAGCGGGGGGCAGGAACTTGTCGAGCCTGGGAAAATGGAGAACAAGCCGACCCCGTTTTCTAGGTCACTTATGCAGTTGATGGGGAGCGGAGGCGAAGTGTACGGTGGAAAAGCCCACATGCTCGACAACCCTGGATATTGGAATTATATGGGCGGTGATGCGCCTAATAAGCTGAGGTATAAAGACCTTGCAGAGAGTACATCTGAATACACAGTTCAAGACCTTGTTAATATGTATAATAAGGGGATGCGGTGGATTGAATTAGACCCTGTAGATGGCGTCGAAATAGTAGCAAGAGGGATCAAAAAATAATGGCACAGTCACCAGCATCATCGATTGCAATGCCGCCGCCCGTTGGCGGTTGGGATACACGCGAAAGTTTAGCGGATATGCCAGAAACTCACGCCGTTATATTGGACAATTGGTTTCCATCAACGGATAAAGTAACCGTGCGCCGTGGCAACACATCCCACGCTACAGGCATGTCAGGCAGCATTGAGAGCCTGATCGAATATATCCCATTGACAGGTGCTGGCGCTTTGTTTGCAGCCAACGGAGGCAGTTTATACGACGTGTCGTCGGCGGGCGCGGTCGGGTCTGCTGTTTCGACAGGCCACAGTAACAACAGATGGCAATTTGTAAATATGGGCACGGCGGCGGGTCAGTTTGTCCGATGTTTTAACGGACAAGACACGCCACTTTTATATAATGGATCGAGCTGGGCAACGACGGCAATTACAGGGTCTGGCCTCACTGCCGCAAATCTCGTTTGGGGCAACATACATCAAAGGCGACTTTGGGTTGGAGAAGTCAATAGCCTGTCGGCGTGGTATCTTTCGGTGAATAACGTAAGTGGCGCTGCGACCGAGTTTGTTCTCGCTGGAGTATTCAAGCAGGGTGGATATTTAGCTGGCATGGCGACCTGGACCCGCGACTCAGGAGATGGCGTCGATGACGTAAGTGCCTTTGTTACTAGCGAGGGTGAGGTTGCACTTTACGCGGGGACTGACCCCGCCGCCGCCGCCACATGGGCGCTGATCGGTGTGTTTAGCATTGGTAAGCCTATCGGTCGGCGGTTCTTCGTTAAGGCTGGTAGTGACCTTGTGCTAATTACTCAGGATGGTTTTGTGCCACTGTCGTCGATCCTTTCTATTGATCGGTCACAGGCAGAGCTTGCCGCTGTGTCACAGCAGATTTCAAAGGCGGTGAATGACGCTGTGCGGTCTTACAAAGACGTTTTTGGGTGGCAGCCTATCTTATATCCAAAGGGTCAAATGCTAATTTTCAACGTGCCGATTTCACCGACGACAATGTACCAGTACACGTTCAATACGATCACTGGATCACCATGCAGATTTACGGGAATTAATTCACTTTGTTACGGTCTTCTGAACGATAATATGTATTGGGGCGGCGACGGAGTTGTTTATAAATTTGACGATGGGACTAGCGACGACGGCACATCCATCTCGGCAGACGGAGCACAGGCGTTCAGCTACTTCAAGTCGCCATCTCAAAACAAAATCTTCAAATTGGTTGAGCCTATCTTTGAATCTGACGGAAATCCAAACGCTGCGATAGACATGAATGTAGATTTCCAAGTCAAGACGCCGACCGGCGTTGCCCAATCTTCTCCCGTGAGGTCGGGCATCTGGGGCGTCTCTCATTGGGGCGTCGGCATCTGGGGCACGGCAGCGCAGATATACCAAGGATGGCGCGGTGTGCGCGGCTCTGGTCGCTCTGGAGCCATCAGAATTAGAGTGGACACTAGCTCTGCCAGACCTTCTTGGATTTCAACCAACTTCACGTTTGTCAGAGGCGGTCAACTCTAAAGGTGTACAAACTGCGCGGTTGTGGTTAATATGTTATTGTATGGTCACGATGACAAAATAGCGGAATGGACAGCGGGATTAATTCCGCATGTCGATGAATTTGAGCATTATATTGGAATTGGGTATTTATCGAATGACAGGTTGATAGCTGGTTTTATTTTTAACGACTATCACTCGGAGTTCGGAACGATCCAGTTAAGTATGGCAGCTCTTAGCCCCATGTGGGCTAGAAAAGAGGTGATAGCAGAGGTTTTAAGGTATCCGTTTGAGCAACTAGGATGCTACAAGGTTTTCACGGCTACGCCTGCCGACAACGAAAATGCGATAAAGGTAAACGCTCATATCGGCTTCCGAAAAGAAGCAATATTAGCTCATCAATTTGGTAAAAAACGCAACTGCGTTATGATGAGGATGCTACTCCCTGATTATAACAGGCTTTTTAGGAAAGAAGATCATGGGAAAGAGTAAACCCGAAGCACCACAACCTGTCGTTGTAAACGCTCCAGCCACGGCAACGCAGCAAGCCAGCTTTAACCGCGAGGCGGCAGTTGACCAACGCAACCTCAATAACGTCGATCAGTTTTCGCCTCAGGGAAATGTCCAGTATGAGGGCATTGAAGACGAGTTTTCGTCAGCCTGGGCAGGCGGTCCAGGTCGAGAGAATTACGGCAAGTATGACGAGAATGCAGGTCAGGTCGATGCAGCAGGCAACCCACTAGCTGAGAGCTTCGTCGATGCACCCTTGCAACGTTATAAGGTCACGCAGACTTTATCGCCTGAGCAACAAGCACTATTTGATAGCTCAAACAGAGTTTCTCAGCAATACGCTGACACGGCTGAGAGCCAACTTGGTCAGGTCACGAATACTTTGCAAGACCCGTTTACGTTGGCGGGCATTGGAGACGCTCCGACGTTTGACGAGGCAGCGCGACAACGGTCTTTGGACGCTATCCTAGCCAGACACAACCCTCAAGCTGACAGGCAACGTGCAGCCCTTGAGACGAGCCTAGCAAACCAAGGCTTTGTGACCGGCTCAGAGGGCTACAATAATGCTTTCGACCAGTTTAACCGATCAGAGTCAGACTTTGCGCTCGGTGCTGATATTGGCGCGGGAAATGAAGCCGCCAGAGACTTCGGTCTTCAAAGCTCCGCCCGAGATCGTCAGATCAATGAAATCCTCATGCAACGCAACCAGCCTCTATCTGAATTGGCTACGTTGTCAAGTGGATCACAGCCTCAAGGTCCGCAATTCCTTAATACGCCACAAGGTCAGATTGCCGCACCTGATTATCAGGGTGCTGCATACGCTTCTGCCAACCAGCAAAACGCCGGAAACCAGCAAGCATACCAAGGCAACCTGAGCACATACAACACCAACCTGCAAGGTCTTTACGGGCTTGGCGGTGCGGCGGCTGGTGCGGGCGGATATGCTTACGGAAACAGGAGATAAATAAATGGCATATGGGCAATCTCCTGGCGGCATGGGCAGCAGATACGGTCGAGGCAACCGCCTAGCGGCGTTGCTTGAGCCTGACGCTGCGGCAATAGGTAACATCAAGAGCAATACCCAAGGGCTTGCTTACGCCTTGCAGAAAGGCTTGCAGGGGTTGTTTGCTGGGATGGATGCTGGAGAGCAAAGAAGGTTCCAGACGGGCTTTGCAGAAGCTATGCGGCCAGACCCTACCAAAACCATAGACACGGGGACAGGCAATGAATTTGAAATCGACGCCACGGTTGATACGGTAGATTTAACAAATCCCTTCGCTGTTTACGACGACGACAGAGCTGATGACGCTGCTATAAACCCCCCAGCTTTATCTGAATCAGAATTAAGAGGTTCTGGAGTTGCAGCATCAAGCCCAATGGCAATCCCTGGACGTGATTTATCAACACGCCTCACCGACTT